ATTTTTTAGCTTTAGAACCAAACTTACCATAAGAATCATCTCTTGAAGCTTTTAATTGCTTTTTAGTTCTTTTCTTTCTGATTCTCATTGCAATAGATTCATCTTTTCTATCTTTGTAACCCTGTTTTTTCTTTTTAACAGAACCACCTTTTTTGTACATAGCTCCACCTTTCATACCCATATCATCTTTGTAATATCCTGAAGCCATATCTTTTCTAGCAGTAGACATTCCGCCACCTGCTTTTTTTACTCTAGCGCCACCTCTTGGTTGAGCAACTTGAGTGTTATATCTTGGATTTGCCATTATTTTTTTCCTCCGTTGTTTCTAAATATTTGTGTACCCTTTATACCATATATGCTCGCAACGACAAGGATCCACAAATTTGTAAACCAACTCGGGAGTGCCGCGAAATGTTCGAAGAACACGTTCACTTTCTCCATAGCTGACGGATCGTCACTTACAACTGCCCAGGCCAAAATCGCTATTGGCGCCGAGAGAATTAATAAAACTGCCTCGTCCTTCCAATCTGATTGACGGGCTTCTAAAAGTTTTCCTTGGTAAGCTTCCTTACCTTCGGCCATACGAGATGCGTGCATAAGCTGTGCATCTGACATAGCTATCTTCGTCTTCTGCTTGTTAGCATAAATTTTACTACCAGCAGAAACGGCTAATTTAATTGCCGATAACCACATTGTTTAGTACCATTTAGCTTGAACAGGTTTTTTATCCGCTCTCATAGCTTTTGTTCCTCTAACAGTTACTGTTTGAGTTTCAAAAGGATCTGTAGCTTGGATTGTAACGCCACCTGTTTTGTATCCATCTTTACCAACACCTAGTTCAGGTACGGCTTTAGGGTCTTTTGCTTTTTTAATCATAATTTTCTCCTTAAAATGATTTATATCTAGTTTTTTTTGAAATTTCTACCGAAATCGTGACGCTTACTCGCGTCTGCCATTTGTTGTTTGGCTATTGATACTCCTGCACGCATTTCAGCTAGCTCTTGATTCTGTTCTAGGTCATCTTCGTGCTGTGATTGGTTCATCATTGCTTTCATTTTGTCTAAATTTAATCTTTCTTGACCTTCTTCTTCTCTTCTTTGGTTTTCTGCAGCTTTTAGGTCAACTTCTCTTGATTTAATTTTTAATAATGGGTCTCCAGCGAACTCACCAGTGATTTTTTCTTCTTCTTTAGCGTAATCTTCTTGCATTTCAGCAATTAATTGCGCTTTTCTAGCTTCAATAGCGTTTGTTATCTGTTGAACTCGTTGTTGTTGCTGCATCATCTGTGGATTTTGCATCATACCTTGTGCCATCGCAGGATTTTGTGCTCCCATTTGTTGCATTTGTTGTTGAATCATTTGTAATTCTTGTAATTCTTCTACAAATTCTATTTGAACTTGTTCTTGTGCCATTAAACTTATGTGTTCAAGTATATTTTTTTGCATTGCAGCCATAACTATAGGATTATTTTGTACCATATTTAATCTCATAAAGTTTAAGTGTGCATCAATGTGAGCTTTGTGGTCTTGACCAGGGAAAGCTTGAAATGGTTTTTGTGACATTGCTAAAATATGTTCTAATGCAGGGTCCATCGGCATTGGTTGTGCCGGTGGAGGTAAGATTGCATTAACATTTTTCACACCCAGCGCATCGTACATAGATCTGTACGCTTGGTACATATTATGCATTTGAGGATTTGATTGCGCTAGTTGTAATTGACTTTGTGCAATAGATATTCTTTGCGTCTGTGAGAAGATGTTTGGATCTGCTACAGGTAATATATCTATTCTATCATCAAAGTCTTGTACTTTAATTTCTCGTCTTGCACCAGGAACATCGTAAGGATAAACCGGTGGTAAATATGTTTTAAATACTTCTGCTAATAATTTAAATTCTTCTTTTAGACCTACGTATAATCTTTTGTGAATCGCAGACATAACTCTAGAGCCACGTTCTAATAATGCAACTGTAGTTCCAACTGCAGCTTGCTGATTCATATCACCAACTTGCATATCAGATATTGCTGCAAATCTTTGACCTGCAGAAACTACAACACCCATTAATTGTAATAATGTTGCATCGGGTCCTTTGAAAGGTAAAGTCATAAACTGATCTTTAATGTTTCCACCAGGTGCATCTACATCTCTAAACTCACCAGGCTGTAATGGTTGTGCATCATCTCTAACTCTTATACCTCTGGATTTAAAACCAGCTGGTAAGTTTGCTAAAGTTCCTGCATCTAGTAATTGTCTTAAAGCTGCTGTTGCAGTTCTAGTTAAACCACCAATCATATGAATTAAACCAAAACCATAAAAACCTGTACCTGGTAAAAATTTAAATTGTACAAAATAATTTATTTTATTTTTTCTAGGGTCTTCTGCTTTGTAGTTTCTTCTTATTGATAAAACTTTATTATTTGCTTGGGCAACAGTTACAACATATGGAAGTTTAATACCTGTTGGCTCACCATCTTCACCTACGTCTTCATAACCTTCTAAATCTAAATTAGTATGTATTTCATAAAGTGTGTATTGATCTTCTTGACCATCTTTTTGAATTCCTTCAAGCTCTAATTTTTTATCTTCTAATTGATTTTCTGTAACAGGTGGTTCGCCTAATTCTATGTCTCTATAAAAACCATTGACTTGTTGTTTTCTTAATTCGTTTTCTGAAATTTTAATTACGTGAATAATTGCTTCTGCATCTTCTAAAGAGTTTGCAGAGTAAGGTACAATCAAATCATCGGCTGGTACAAATTTTGATACCGCCCTACCTAAAAGATCATCATAGTAGATTTTCTTAAAGGTAGATCCGGAAAGAGGGAGGTAAAAAAGCATTTGATCAAACTCTGGCTCATATTCTTTCATCTGATCCATAATTTGATAGTTCATAAAATCTTTTACCCGTTTTGCTTGTTCTTCTTTTGGAATATTTACATCACCCAAAATTTGAGTTCGTACTGGTCCATCAGAAGGAAGCAATTCTTTGTAAGCTTGCGCTTGAAACTGTGTAACTGATTCAGCAAGTACAGGGTGATTAACACCTGATGCACCTCTGAAAGGTTCTGTTCTTCTTTCGTATTTAAAACCTAAAAGTTCTAAACCATTTCTATAAGTATCTTCCCAATCACTACGAGATTCTTTATACTCGTTGTATTGTTCGATCATTTTATTACCTAGTGGATCTAAAACATTATCTTCTAAAGTTTCTGCAAGGTTTGCAAAATGATCTTGAGAAGGATCTATATTTACATTAGTTGGATCAAAAGAAACTTCTGCTCCGCCCATCTCGTCCATCTCTACTTCAACAGGTCCTGTTGGAGTATCAATAACTTCTGCTGCTTTTTTGTTTTCAATCTCAACAATCTCTTCTTGAGCATTGTCGTTGTCTACATTGGGTAATGGTTTATCTATAGTTGCCATTTGGCTATTCTACCTTCTTTTAAATAATGATTCAACACCTGACTCGCTGATATCAGGTATTTTGATTACTGTCAAACTTACATCTCCATCAATAGAACCACCGTCAGCTTGTTTAGTTCTATTCATATCCTTAATTATCTTTAAAACTTCATCTGGTCCTTTACCTTTTCTCATCATTGCAAAAGCTTCATCTAGTGTTGCTAATACTTCTGCCTTTCTTTGAGGATTATCGTCTATCAAAATACTATCTAATAAATCGTCTGTTATTCCTGGATATCTAGCTCTTAACTCTAATCTTTCTACCATTTGAGGTGCCATTTCTCTTGCTATTCTTAAATCCTCTAACTCTTGTATTTCATCACGAGTTATTAGTTTTGATTCTCCTGAAAGTTCTGCTTCCTCAAGTTTTTTTTCTAAAAATTTTTCTCTGCCTTTTTCTCCTGATTTTGGATCTAATTTACCGGCTTTGTATTGTTGATACATATATTTTGTTTCATCTTCTGATTCTTTTAATAGTCTTCTTGCATCAGCAAGTGTACCATCCCAGTTATAATATTCCTCTGATGGGTCTAGACCAAATTCGTCTGCAAACTCTTTGACTTCTTCGTCGGTCATTTGTTTATTTGGATTTGGATTTCTTGCTTCAAAGTCATCAAATACTTTTGATTTGCTTTCTACTTTGTCAGCAGTTGTAATTGCATCATCACCGTACTTACCCATAATAGCACGCAGTGCTGCCTGTAAACCTTTTGGTACACCACCTCTAAACATTCCAACTCTACCACCAGCTGCAAAACCTTTTTTACGTTTTAAAAATTCTTCAAGGTTTGTAATACCACCTTCTAAACCATCATCTATTAACTCTCCTGGATCTGACATACCTACCTCTATATCTTTTTCAATAGCTGCAACTCCTTCTGTGCCTTGATCGGTTGCAAAAATAACATTTGCATTACCTGTGCCTAAATCTACTTCAACATTAATATCAGGTCTATCTGGATGTTTAAAAGTTTGAATTCTATCTGATTCATTAACTAAATTTCCTTCATCCATAACTTTTTTAATTACTGAATTAAAAAAATCTACACCTTTGCTTGCAACTTGTTCAATACCTTCACGCGCGCCCTCGGTTTTAAATACGTTTACGTATTTACCAATAGCTGGTGCACTTGCTAAAGCAATTAATCCTTTTATAAAACTTCGTCT